CATCGACACCAACGGTATTAGTGTAAAAGAAGGTGGTGACATTAAGATAGGCGGTAAAAGTTTAAGTGAAGCTATCGATAAAATTGAAGAACGTTTGGGCATCCTTAATCCTAATCCAGAATTAGAAGAACGTTGGGATCAATTAAAGGCCCTGCGTAAGCAATATCAAGAACTTGAAAAAGACCTTCTCGAAAAAGAAAAAATAATGAAAATTTTAAAGGAGCAATAATGAATGTACGCTTGGTCTCTTACTCCCAACCAACATCAGAATTTGCAGATATGGGCATCGCAGATGCGCAGGAACTCATTGCGTATTGCGCCCGTGTCAGCAACCCATCAAACCAATTTAATACAGAGACATCAGAGAAGCTTATACGATATCTTGTTAAACACGCACACTGGAGCCCCCTTGAAATGGTCTCAGCCTGCGTTGAAATCGAAACCACCAGAGATATTGCCCGACAGATCCTTAGACATAGAAGTTTCAGTTTCCAAGAGTTCAGTCAACGATATGCTGACCCTACTCAAGACCTCTCGTTCGTTTGTAGAGAAGCACGACTGCAAGATCCAAAAAACAGACAAAACTCAGTCGAAACGGTTGATCAACGCCTACAGCAAGATTGGGAACATCAACAACAGCAGGTCATCGACTATGCCAGAAGCGCCTATCAATGGGCTATCGCTAAAGGTATAGCCAAAGAACAGGCTCGAGCTGTGTTGCCCGAAGGTCTTACCGTAAGTAGATTATATATGAACGGCACATTACGTTCATGGGTACATTTTATTGAACTACGGTCTGCGAATGGCACACAGAAAGAACATCAATTGGTTGCATTGGCCTGTGCCAAAGCCATCGCTGCAATATTTCCAATGGCAGAAAATTTAATTGACAAGGAGTAATCATGAGTGCATCTGATATTTTAAAAGCGGCTTTGGCTAAGAAAAAGGCCGCTAATCAAAAAACCGGTAAAAAGAATGCCAACGGCGACGAAAAAACCATCGGTGGTAATCAAGTTATCGCTAACCGTCCTGCAAAGAAAGCAGCAGGTCGCGGTCGATGAGTAGAGAAACTCGTAAGCGGACATTGGTTAAAACAATTATCTATAGAATTTGGGTAATATGTTCAACTTATGTGATGCTTTTGATCACTGGTCAGAGTCTAACACAGGCTCTGATTCCCACAATCATTATCAACTGTGTTTGGATGACCAGCTACTATCTATACGATCGATTATGGGCGCACATCTCCTGGGGTTTAAACGACTCCAAAAAATAAACATATTGACAGGTTATTAGAAAGATTGTATAATTAAAGTGTTCGACAGGAACTTCTTAAGGATTACATATGCGTTCAAACTACTGGTCATGCTCAAAATTTGCGGATTGGCTTCGCGGCACCAAAAAGCTCGGTGCTGGCACAGCAGAACAGTGGGATGAATGGACAACCACTGCTCAAACGAAGCACAGCTTTCGTTATTGGATTGCCGAAGAAGGGCTTGATCACTTACAGACAATAGTTTACTTCATTCCGGATAAATTATATAATGCAAAGTATTATATCAACAATCGATGGATTACTAAGACTCATAGTCTTACTGCTCATAGTCGTGATATCAAGCCTGGTGCTTGGTGTGATGTGGGCAATCGTTTCCTTCCTTGCCTGTTTAATGAACTTGTGGATTTCGTTGAAGTTGAGCTGGCATGGTGGCACATTGCCTGGGCCGACAAAGCAGAAAAAGAAAAATATAAAGCGCCGTTTTGGGCCACGGGATGGTTCCGTTGGAGAATATGGCGATGCCCGCAAGCAGGACTAGACAATTTAGAATGGCAACGAAATCTACGCTGGACTGAGGACGAAGTTGGTCCGGATCACAAAGAGCTCAACAAACTAACACCGCAGGCTATTAAAGCACAAGAAATCTTGGATCTATACACTTGGTGGACTAAAATCCGTCCGGCACGTTCCGATGCCTACGACGCCAGTGGATGGACCAAGGCCTGCGAAGCACAGAGAATTGCTAATGGTGGCAAGCTAAGTTGGTGTAGTCCAAAAGATCCTGTGCTTAAAAAAGCTCAAACCAAAGCACACAAGCTACTGCAAAAGATCGAAGCAGACTATGAATCCGAAGATGAAACAATGATGATCAGACTAATTAAAGTGAGGCACGGATTATGGACGTAAGAGATCCATCAGCATTTAGATTGTGGATACAACGTATTTGGATGGAAAATCGCGAGGAACGATTGACCGTGGGCGAAGATCCTGTTACAATAAAGCAATATTGGGACAACTACAAGTACTGGCTCAAGAGAGAATACCGACATCAAAGGGCAAAGAATGAACGATAAAACAACAGTAGAACTTTACGGCAAGTATATGAAATTTACCGAAGAGCTGTCAGAAAAATATGATGCGTTAGCCATTGCTGGCGTTATGACTGCACAGGCATTGAGTATCTATAGAACCGCAATGAGTGAATCTGAATACAATCAAATGGTTGATAGCATTTCAGACAGCAGGGATCTTGTACAAACTTTTGATGGACCATATATACAATGAAAGCACAAACACCAGCAGAAGGTATTCTAAAACGTGGAGATTGGGGCAATACCAAAGCCTATCAAGTTATCTGTGGCTGCGGTGACACAGAGCATGATCACAACCTTTGGGTAGAAGCAGACGAAACTGGAGTTAATATCACTGTTTATGTTAATGTTAAATCACCTTTATGGTCAATGAATCGCTGGCAGCAGGTCTGGACCTTGCTGACCAAAGGTTATCTCACATATGAATCAACTCTGTATATGAGTGAACAGCAGGCACTCAACTACAGTGAAACAATTAAGTCTGCTGTTAATGATGTCAAAACTTTCAAAGAGACCGGCAATGGCAACTAAAGAAGAAAAACAAGAACTGTTAGAGATTTTAAAATTCACACCACGCACATACAAAATTAGTATGTGGGGCTATGGTGGTGAAAAGGTCATGGGAACTGTAGATCCCAAGGTCTGGGACTACTGTATGGAACACCAGGTAGATCTAGTAGACGTAGCCTGGAACCATGACGCCTGTGAAGAAATGGGGCTGGACGAGGATATGTTGCCATTCACTCCTGGGTCATGGTACGAATGCGATAGCATGGCACACGTCAACGGAGTAAGTCGAAACGCTGGTCACATACAGATCGAAGATGAAAACGGCGACACGGTTTTTGAAAAGAGCCTAGATGATTGTGATGGTTGTGAAGACAGTCCGGGCTGGAGCTGCCAAGATGAAGTCTGGATTGGATCACGGAAAAAAGGTGAAGTAGTATTCATTGGTTCAAGCAACGAAAAAGGCACCTTCTTTGAAGGCGAGTTTGAACTACGTGCACCGTTTGATATTGAGAAACTAGAGTTGTACTACGACGAAGTTGACGGTGAAGAGTTGGTCAACTGTGTGTATTACGACGGTGAAGAGATCGACAACAACGGCGGCAGCACCGACGGTAAGAGTTCGGACATGATTATGGTCCGTCTCACTGACGACGAAGGCGGTTTTGAACGCTACGAACCCGAAGAAAAAGACTGGGGACATCCTGAATATGGTACCAGCCCCAGCGACTGGGAAAAAAGTTCTAATTTCAAATTCAAAAAACAAAAACCCACCATTCCGGGATACTATAGTTGCAACTATGGTCATGGCAGTACCTATGGTAGCCTGTATTGGGATGGCAAGAACTTTGGTGACTGGGAATACGGCAAGTTCCATGCCAAAGACGATGATGGTATAGTATCATGGCAGGGCTACAACTGGGACACCAGCTCATGGGTCAATCAACCACCAGAACCGCCCAGCCTGATCTGCGACAATAAAAAATGTGGTTGGGTAGGCAGCAGTGATGACCGCCGTGAAGACGAAGAATACAACAGTCATTGTCCTGAGTGTGATGGCACAGAGTTTACGTGGATCGACTATGATCCCGATACCAAACAGGGTCGTGCCAACCGTGCAAAATACTGCGTAACGGCCATGCCCACAGCATCAGTGGACGATCTTGAAGCAGCCTTAGAAGAACTCAAAGCCGAATACGAACAGTTAATGGCTACACCTCTCGAAGAAGAATGGGTTTCAGCAGATATCACTCCCTCAATCAAAGGTACATATGAGTGCGAATTCGAAAGCACTACATGGCCGTTTCCTATTGAACGCTCCTGCGAATGGACAGGTCGTTCGTGGAAAGAAGATGGTAAGAAAGCTGTTGGCGTTAAACGTTGGCGCATTTTGAAAGAATCTGATGGAACTTGATCATTACGATCTACAAAGAGATCTAATTGATACCGATTGGATTATAAAAAAGATACGAGAAGATAAACGCTATGCTCAAAATCTTTATGCAGCATTTTGTAATATGCGTTGGCAAAAATTAGCTGTGCTACCTGTACTGAAAGATCAATACTGGTCATGCTCCTGGAGGGGTGCCGGTGGCATTGTTGCCGGTATCCGAGGTAATGGTGAGGATTACATGGACTGGTACTGTTCTGGTATGGGCGGATTTGCAGCATTTGCAGACGAAGATCCTGAAGAAACCGAACGTTATTTTAAAGAAAGAGGACTTGTTCCCGAAGGAACAGTCACTGATGAAATCAAAGAAGATCTTAAAAAAATCGGGTGGATTTCCTGCGAATGGCCCGAAAATGAATAAGTAAAACTATGTTTGAACTTTATGAAATTTGGGCTCAAGAAGAGGATGGGCACGAAGAACTAATTGATACTACACCTAGTAGAACACAGGCATTTGAAATTGCACAGGCCACATTGGACTTAGGTTATCTAACCGTAGTGGTATTTCAAGAAAACGAGCTTGGCGATTTGGAAGAAATCAAACGATTTGAGCAAGGTTGACAAACTTATAAATTGATGTTATAATATAAGTATTGTTTAATTGAGATAGGAGCAGATCGTGGCAGCCACAAAGACCAAAACAAACAAACATTTGACCAAAGTTCGCGAATCGCGAGGTAAAGATCTAAGTCCAAAATGGGATAATGCTGATCAAATGAATACTGATCAATTTCTGCGACACTTTCATAATTCTATGACTTGGTACCGTTTAGAATCATCAAACAAAGAACTCAAACCAAAAGTTATCAACTGGATGACAGCCAACGGTTATACCAAAGCGGAAGTTGCTGAATTTAAAAAGACCAAAGACAATCGTTGTGGAACCACAATGGGTGCTATTGCTGCCTGTTTACTCAAAGGTATGCCTACGATACGTGCAGACTTTAATGACGGTCGTGACACCGCCAAATGGCTTAAAGAAGCCATTGCCAAAGTAGTAAGTGAAGGCAAAGACGACATTGACGATGAAGAAACTAAAGCTATCGAAGCAGCTAAACCTGCAGTAGTACAGCCCAGCATTCAAGAACGTTTACGTGAAGCGGCTGCCCGTATGACAGATGAGTTAGAGGATGCTATTGAACTATTTGCAGCGGATCCAGAAACATTTGACCCAAAAGCATTTAAGGTTTTAAATTTGCTTAAAGGCAAGCAGGCCAAGGCTGCTCATGCCCGTATGATCAAAGATATCTATCAACGTCAGTACAACGAATACCTTGAAGTTGCGGAGGGTGCATGTGAACAGCTCAAAGAAGGCTATAGTCATTTGACCAAGGCACAGTTGAAAAAGATCACTCAATTCTATAATGAAATTTTATCAGCCTGTGATATGTTGGCACAAGAAGCCAAAATTAATCGTGCTCCTCGTGCTAAAAAGGCAAAACCTGTAGAGAAAATCATTGCCAAACTCAAGTATCAAAAGTCAAACGAGCCGCTAAAGTTAGTGTCTATTAATCCTGCGGACATCGTGGGTGCTAAAGAACTTTGGGTTTATAACACTAAGTCACGTAAATTAGGCAAGTATGTGGCAGCTGAATACCTAGAACTTGGTATTAAGGGAACTTCAATTACAGGATTTAATGAAAATCTCAGCGTGCAAAAGACACTGCGCAAGCCCGAAGAACAGTTAAAAGAATTTAAAGCGGCGGGCAAGGTACAGTTACGCAAGTTCTTAGAGGATATCAAGGCAGTAGATATCAAACTTAACGGACGTATCAACGAAGAAGTTATACTGCTTAGAATACATTAAACAAGTAAATACTCAGAAAAAGCGAGCTATATTAGCTCGCTTTTTTATGGCTGATAAATGAATTGCTATCTCTATCACGGCATATGTTTAAGGTTTGATAAATACTTGTATAAAAATAATTCTATTTTATTTGGAAATTTATAACTATGGCAAGTCAAGAAAAATTAGATTCTCTAGCAAATTTGCTTAAAGAGGTGTTGTCAGAAGGTCAAGAAATTGATGCTGCTGAATTTCCCTATATTATTATCAAAGGCGATGTTGACGGCAAAGGTATTTTATGGAAGGGATCTGGTAATAATAAGCAATTGTTGTTTGTTTCAAAGCCCGATAGATTCTTTATTTCGGAAAATATTGACCTAGCTAAAGGCAAGGGCATTTCTGTAAATAACATTAAACTTCTAGATGAGAAAGAATTAGGACCTACTGTTACAAAAAGCAATCTCCGTGAAATAGGCAGACTAAACGGATTAATTGTAGACGGATCTGTATCAATTAGCCAATATCTTTATTTTGATAGCAACACAAATAGACTAGGATTAGGCACTGAGGAACCGTCGGCGGCATTTAGTATTGCAGAAGATGGTGTTGAGATTGTGATTGGAACTAAAAACAGCACCAAAGGATTTATAGGAACTTATGCTAGTAACTCGTTAGATATCATCACAGATAATACATCTCGAATAAACATTAGTGCCGGTGGTAATATCACTTTAGGTAATTCAAATTTTGGACCAATTCAAGTATCAGTAATAGGGACTATGGGAATTAATGTCAAAACCATTGATTCAAGAGCCAGTTTACATGTTAGTGGTGCTATCAAATTTAACGACAAACTGCATCTCAGCGGTAGTGAAGCTCCTACTGGTGGTTCATTCAACGAAGGTGATATTCTGTGGAATAATAGTCCTCAACCTGGAAGATTTATTGGTTGGGTCTGTACAAGAGCGGGAAATCCAGGCCTATGGAGCGGTTTCGGTAGAATCGAATAATGTCTCAAGCAGTGGTAATAGGCAACGGTGAAAGTAGACGTAATATTAATTTAGATGCATATCGAGAAAAGAATACCTTAATCGGCTGTAATGGTATTCATAGAGATACAACTATAGATCATTTAATCTGTTGTGATCGAAGAATGGTTGCTGAAGCAATTACTAATCCCGACATTGGTGATACATTGATCTATGTTAGAGACAGCTGGTATCATTATTTCCGAAAAATATTAAAAAATAAACGAATACAACATCTTCCTCCGATTCCTGTAATCGGAAAACTAAAAAGAGATCAGCCCGATCACTGGGGCAGCGGCTGTTATGCTATTCTACTAGCAGCACATCTAGGATTCAAAGAAATCACTCTAATCGGATTTGATTTATATCCAATACATGACAGAGTCAATAATTTATACAAAGGTACACAAAACTATGCCAGAGTTGATGCACAAGCTGTTGATTATTCATATTGGCTGTATCATACTGAACTGATATTCAAACATTATCCACATATTCAATTTACAGTGATCAATCATGCTGCTTGGACGATGCCCAAAGAATGGCAGAAAAATAATGTGAAATTTGTTGCATTATAAATACAAAGGTAATATAATATTACAATATACACACAGTGGCACAGAGGACTTTATGGCATCATCCCTCTATAAAAATTCTGCAGTCATCAAACTTGCTCATTTATTAAAGGAGACTAGAGATGGCAAAATATCTTTCAACAAAACATTACGGACACAACATTGGTCTATCAGCGGTATTTCGGCAACCTAATGCAGATCACAGTCACTGTCATTTGCTACATGGTTATAGTTTAGCATTTACGTTTACATTTGGCTGTGACGCATTAGACAACAAGAACTGGGCCGTAGACTTTGGAGGACTTAAAACTTTGAAGGCATGGCTTGAAGATCATTTTGATCACAAATTAGCATTAGACAACGCCGACCCCTATCTATCTAAATTTCAAGAATTAGAAGCACTAGGCCTAGCAGAGATTCGTATCTTTGATGGTGTAGGGGCAGAGAAATTTGCAGAACATGCTTTTAACTTTGCTGATCAATTGATTCGTGAAAAGACTGGCAATCGTTGTTATTGTGTACGGGTCGAGTGTGCTGAACACGGTGCTAACTCCGCAATATACGAAGCCTAAGAAAATGTACGCATAAATAATAATATGCGTACATTTTCAATAAACAGAGTTATTGCTAACAACAATAATAAAATATTTCTTATAGCAGGTCCCTGCCAAATTGAAAGTCAAGATCATGCTGAACAGACTGCAGGGCGTATCAAAGAAATCTGTGATGATTTAGATATCGATCTCATATATAAAAGCAGCTTTGACAAAGCCAATCGAAGCAGTGTTAATACGAAACGAGGCATTGGTATTAACGAAGGTCTTAAAATTTTAAATTCTATCAAACACGAATTTGGAATTCCTGTACTTACTGATATTCACGAAACATATCAAGCACAGATCTGTGCCGGTGCAGGCATCGATGTACTGCAAATCCCTGCTTTCTTATGCAGACAAACTGATTTATTATTAGCTGCCGGTGCTACGGGTTGTGCTATCAATGTAAAAAAAGGACAGTTTCTTGCTCCACACGATATGAAAAACGTTGCAGCAAAAATTGCTTCAACTGGTAATGAACGCATTATGTTATGCGAAAGAGGATATACTCATGGATATAATAATCTTGTGGTTGACATGCGCAGCCTACCTATTATGGCACGTACTGGTTATCCCGTGGTCTTTGATGCAACACATTCTGTACAGCAGCCTGGAGGCATGGGACAAGTCAGTGGCGGAGACCGCGAAATGGTGCCCTACTTGGCGAGGGCCGCTGTAGCCACTGGTTCGGTGGCAGGTATCTTCATGGAGTGTCATGAAGATCCGGATTCTGCTCCCTCAGACGGTCCTAATATGATCAAATTGGACAATCTTAAAAACATTTTAGAAGAATTGGTAGCCATCGATGAACTTGTCAAAAGAAGAAAAGCGTAGACTCAAGGCCGAAAAAAGATTGGCAAAAAGCAATATCTCTACAGAGATACTGCCAGAAATGTTCTCCCCGATCACTGATAAAATCAATATATTATGTGTTAGATTTGGCAACAAATATGGTCGAGAATATGTAGAACGACTGCGTAATATGGTCAGTAGGCACATGACCATACCTTATGAATTTGCCTGCCTCACAGACGATCAACATCCTATTGAAGGTGTAAGAACAATATATCAACCGAACGCAAATTATCAAAGAGGTTGGTGGCATAAAGTTCATATGTTTGATGGCAATTTGCCATTGAGAGGTAGAATATTATATTTTGATCTTGATGTTGTAATATGTGCCAACATAGATAAATTAGGTCTTTACGGTCAAGATCAATTTATGGGCATACATGATTTTAATAGAAAATTCTATGCAAGTTGGAACTATCTCAACAGTTCGGTAATGGCATGGACTCACGGAACACAAGGTCACATATACACTCAGTTCAAACAAAAACCCGCAGATGCACAACGATTGCAAGGGGACCAAGATTGGATTTGGAAAGTATGTCAAAATAAAATAAAATTTTGGCCCAGAGAATGGATCCAAAGTTATAAATGGGAAATACGTAATCGTGAAGAGTTACAGTTAAACAATGGTAAACGACAGTTTAAAACAGTTAAAAATGATTTAATAATCCACCCAGAATGTTCAGTGGCGGTATTTCACGGTGATCCAAATCCCTGTGCAGTTCAGGACAAATTTGTCGTTGACAACTGGAAATAATGATAGTATAATAGTTGTATGACTAAACGAATAGGCTTTGCCTGCAAATGGATCGACCGTGCTGATCAGGTAGACGGTATCAAACCAAAAGATGACTGTAAAAAATACAACACAGGATCTACCACAGTAGCCTGGTTAAATAGACAGACTAAGGATGTAGCTGTAGAAAAACTATGGTCGTTGATGGAACAGAATATTGAGTCCAGTAGACTCCTTGTAGAAAGAGTAGGAGCATTAGATGAAGATCTTAGAATGGTACGACTCAGCAGTGATATACTTCCTGTCTACACTGAGCCAACTTGGAGCTGGTTTTGGCGGCAGCCCGATGTGCGAGATGCTTGTGAAAGAGGATTTAGGCAAGTGGGAGATGTGGCTCGCTCGAATAGCGTTCGGCTTAGTTTTCATCCTGGCCAGTTTTGCGTGTTGGCGTCTGATAACCCGGACATAGTAAACAGATCAATAGAAGAATTTGAGTATCACGTAGACATGGCTCGATGGATGGGCTATGGCAAAACATTCCAAGACTACAAGATCAATGTACATATCGCAGGACGTCAAGGTCCTGCTGGTATCCGTAGTGCGTTGGCACGGATGACTCCCGAAGCTCGCAACTGCCTTACTATAGAAAACGACGAAATGACCTGGGGTATTGATCATAGTCTAGAACTGGCTAAAGACTGTGCCTTAGTTCTAGACATACATCACCATTGGATTAAAACTGGAGAATACATTGAAGCGACTGACGACCGTGTTAAAAGGATTAGCGATAGCTGGCGCGGTATGCGCCCTGTCATACATTATAGTGTTTCACGGGAAGACTGCCTTATTGGCCATTCCGAATACCAGCGTCCCGATCTTTGGCCGTTATTAGAATCCGGTCATAAAAAAGCAAAACTCAGAGCACACTCAAACTTCTACTGGAATACAGCAGCTAACGAATGGGCTTTGAGTTTTAGAGATGTCGCAGACATTATGTGCGAAAGCAAGGCTAAGAATTTAGCCAGTTTTGCACTTTATGAAGAAGCTAAAAAATTAGGCCTTTGATTTTGGCTTTCGAGATGTCTTGGCTTTGCTGACAACTTTTTTAACAGTATTTTTAGTAGTAGACGCAGCTTTCTTAGCAGTCTGTGCAACTTCAACTGCTGCTTGTTTAACTTCAGCTTTGACTTCTTCCACTACAACTTTAACGTCCTGTGCATCAACTTTACCATCTTTGTTAACATCAGCAGTGCCAAATAGTTTTTTCAAAAATCCGAACATGGTTAAATCTCCTTGTGGTTTATTTATACGGTAAATAGAGTATGGCACTACATTTCATTAAAAGTTTAAAAGAAACTAAAGATAATCGTGAAATTTACCAAGATAAACTCAAATTTGGTAAAGATGAACTTGCACCCGTAATGAGCGAAGCTACTATCAAGTATCACTATGATGGATTAGCTGCCAAATATTCTGAACGCTACAATGCAGGTGAAGGAGATGCAGATTTCAACTACGGTGGGGCTATGTTGCATAATATTTGGTTTGCTAACCTCACCCCACCCAGAGCTGCTAATAAACCCGAGGGGCTCAGTAAATCTCTGATAGATGAAAAATATGGCAGCTTTGACAAATTCAAAGAAGTTGTAGAAAAAACTGCTATGTCAATACAGGGTAGCGGTTGGATTTATATGGACTACAGCGGTGATATAAAAACCATATCTAATCATCAATATCGTAAAGGTATGAAGATTGCTCTGTTGATAGATTGGTGGGAACATGCGTGGGCTTTAGATTATCAACAAGACAAGGCCAAATACTTAAATAATATATGGAGAATCATCAACTGGGAAGTTGTTGACATCCGTTTACAAGGAGCATAAAATGTTAGATACACTATTTTGGGTAGCAGTAGGTGCATTTGTTGGTTGGAATTTTCCACAGCCTTTCTGGGCTAAAATGATTCAGGAAAAAATTCAGACAATAATTTCTAAGAAAAAATAAGGAACAAATATGGCATATTCGGATAAAGTTATTGATCACTATGAGAATCCTCGTAATGTGGGTAGCTTTGATAAGAATGATACCAACGTTGGCACAGGCATGGTGGGCGCACCTGCCTGCGGTGACGTTATGAAGTTACAGATACGTGTAGATGAAAAGGGCATTATTCGAGATGCGAAATTTAAAACATATGGGTGCGGATCAGCAATCGCGTCGAGCAGCTTGGTCACAGAGTGGGTTAAGGGAAAAACGTTGGAAGAGGCGGGATCTATTAAAAATAGTCAAATCGCCGAAGAGCTTGCGCTCCCCCCAGTCAAAATACATTGCTCTATCCTTGCTGAAGATGCTATCAAGGCGGCTATAGATGATTACCGTAACAAGCACAGCAGCTGAGAAAATTCAGCAACAGTTAATCCTTAGAAATCAGGGATTAGGTATTCGTGTTGGTATAAAAACCACTGGATGTTCTGGGTTAGCCTATGTCTTAGAATATGTTGATATCCCTGCTCCTGAAGACATGAGCTTTGTTAGTCACGGTATACATATCTTTGTTGACCCAAAGAGTTTGGCCTATCTTGACGGTATCAAAATGGATTGGGTTAAAAAAGGTCTAAACGAAGGGTTTGACTTTACTAATCCCAACGAACGAGACCGTTGCGGGTGCGGCGAAAGTTTTAGAGTTTAAAACTTTCCAACAGGTAATTCTACACTGGCTGGCATATCCCATATTTTCTTCTGTTCAACTCCCTTACGCTGAGCAAATTTTTTAGGATCACAATTATTACAACAATGAAAGTAATTGTTGCTTAACCTTTTACGATCCATGTGTTTTAGATCTCTGGTAAATCCCTGATCACAATTATCACAGCGAAACACTGCCACAGTTTTTTTCCTATAGAAAATATGTTCCTTTCCGCATTTACTGCGTCTTAGGTATTGATTTTTTTGTATTTCTGTTTTTAAAAACATAAAGTATTTACATCCGGCTTTTAAAATATTGGGCTAAATATTAAAGCAATTGCTCATTCTAGGATTAAAACATGGCAAGAAAACAAATTGACATCGGCACAATAGGTAATGACGGAACCGGAGACAGTATTCGAGATTCTTTCCGTAAAGTTAACGATAACTTTCGTGAGCTGTATAGCTCGTTGGGATTGGGAGAAAGACTAAAATTCACTGGGTTAGATGACACGCCCGACAGTTATATAGGTCAGAATAATCCTATTACCGGCAGTACTCCGGTAGTAACTATTAATAATACAGAATCTGGTTTGGCTTTTAAACAATTAGTGCCAGGAAACGGTGTTACCCTTGATTTTACTTCCAATCCTAACGAAATTGCTATTATTGCAGATTTTGCCGAAATTTCGGCCGATCCGTCTCCAAAATTAGGAGGAGATCTATCCTTACGATCGGGAGCTAACCAGTATAGAGTTATAGACGCTGGAACTACAAACGATCCTCTTGAACCAATCTTTAACCACGAATTAGTCAATAAAGACTATGCAGATAGTAAAATTGCTAGAGCCGGTGTTAATGCTATAAATCCAGCAACTGGAACAACTGATCCGTCGTTAGGTCGAATGAGTGGTCCTTTAATTTTATCTCGAGATCCGGAACCTGATGATGACGAAATTTATGATGGACTGATTGCTGCAACTAAACGTTATGTTGATAGTTCTGCATTTGGATCTGTTACTAATCTCTATGTAGCTACCTCTGGAGTAGATGATCGTTCGGGCATAGATAAGGCCATACAAGGTCGCGCATTAGCATATGCCTATCGCACATTAGAAGCAGCACTCAAACGTGCTGAGGAACTGGTTTTAGAGGCTCCGGTCCAGATCGGTCCTTACAAAAAAGTATTGACCTATAACAATGGTGTTAGCGAATGTACCTTAGAAGATATTGCTCCATCGCCATCTTCGGGTACTGGGTTCACTGGCTCGTTAGCTATGAGCGTAGATACTGTAACATTAAATTCAGTGGGTACTAACTATTATTCTGGAGATATTCTAACTTTAATAGGTGGAGCTGGAACTGGTAGTTGTTTAATTGAGATATTATCGACTCTTAATAATCCCGGTGCTATTTTAACTTTTAAAATTATTTCATCTGGTTCTTATACTTCTCTTCCCGGATCTACTGGAGTTACTACCACAATTGTATCTTCGGCTGCGCCGCTGGAGGTAGGAGCAATTGGCGTTGGTGCAACCTTTAATATAACCTATAGGTTAAACTCGGTTGCAATTACTAATGGCGGTACCGGATACAGTTTAGTTTCTGTACGTATTTTTGGTGGTGGAGGTACTGGCGCATTTGGTAACGCCGTAGCAACAGGCGGAGTAATAACCAGCATTACTATAACTGATCGAGGATCTGGTTTTACATCATTGCCGATATTAGAAGTAGATTTACCGAGATTTTTAATAAAGACCGAAGGATATCGCACAGATTTTACCGGCGATGTTACTACAACTACTCCTGAAACTATCAGAGGTAGAGATATACGTGAGGGATTGTTTTTACGAGGAGAGAACTCGGGTGCTCTGGCACAGATTTTATCCCATTCGGGAGCATTAGACAGCGAAGGCAGAGAAATATTTGATGTTGATATCAAATCTGGAACATTTGAAATAGGGGAAGTCATTTCTTATGGAGATACCTCAAAAAATATTCAAATCAGTATTTTAGTAGAATCAGGTGAATACTATGAACATTATCCATTAAAGTTACCTGACAACTGCTCTATTGTTGGTGACGAATTCCGTAGAGTTATTTTTAGACCAAAACCAGGGACATCAAGTTCACCCTGGGCGTTCCAAAAATTTCGTAGAGATTTGATATTGGATGGTATTGCCATAACTCATTCAGAAACTGAATTCGGTTATCATTATCTACAAGATGCTTCACAACCAGTTTATCCAAAAATACAAAATAAGGGAGCATATCGTGCTGCCGCAACACTGTTAGATTTGAATAGAACATTTCTGCAAGAAGAAATTATTGCTTGGATGGATTACAATATCACCAACAACGTTGCTCCATTTTCAACATTATTTGAATACAACGAAGCATTATGTAAGCGTGATGTCGGTCTATTAGTAGATGCATTTACCTTCGATTTAAAATATGGTGAGTATAATAGAACTATCAGTGCCGGTTTAAAATATTACGAAAGTGCCAGTGCAGAAATAGCTA